GCGCACCGGCTCGGTTCGCTTGAGGCGCTAATCACAGAAATGGCCAAGTCGGCCGCAACCCCGAGGAAACTCAGCATGACCATCGTGAAAACCACGGCGGAGCTGCACGCGGCCATCGCTGCTGGCACTGACCCGCAAACCATCCAGATCGCCGCAGTCGAGCAGGTTGACGCCGCTGCCATCAAAACAGCTGCAGCAGAAGAGGCGGTTGCCGGCGAGCGCGCGCGCATCAAAGGCATCAACGAGCTCGCCGCCAAAGGCTTCGAGAAGGAAATCGGAGCGGCCATTGATGGCGGTTCCAGCATCGAGGCCACCGCCTTGACGCTGTTCAAGGCCTCGCAGGATCGCGGCATCACTCTCGCCGGCATCAAGGTCGATAGCCAGGGCGCAGATACATCCACCCCAGCTGGCCAGTCGGATGCCGAAGCAGCTGCTCAAAAAACCGCTGTCAGCGCCATTGTCGCTGGCGCAAACCGCCGCTAACAGGAGGCCGTCATGCCTAACCCAACTCGCGCTACCTACGCACCGGAGCAGCTCAGCGCCGGCGACTTTCCCATCGTCAAAGCGGCTGGAGTCATTGCCGCCGGCCAAGAGCTTGCTGCCGGCGCCGTGCTCGGCCAGGTCACCGATGGTGGCGAATACAAGCTGTCGGCCAGCGCCGCCAGCGACGGCTCGCAAGCGCCCTCGGTTGTGCTCGACCATGACATCGACACCACGCTTGGCGCTGCTCCTGGCCTGCTGCGCCTTACCGGCGAGGTACTCGGTACCGCCTTGACGCTTGGCACCGGTCACACCTTGGCAAGCGTGAAAGTTGCGCTGCGCCCTCTTTCCCTGTTCGTCCGCTGATAGGAGCGACACCCGATGGATATTTTTAATACCCGCACCATGCTCGACGCGGTTGAGCAGATGAAACCCGCGCGCCGCTTCTTGATGAATACTTTCTTCAACGGCGGCACGCCGCGCACCTTCCCGACCAAGACGGTGGCTATCGATATCGTCAAAGGCCAGCGCAAAATGGCGCCCTTCGTACACCCGCGCCTGGCCGGTAGCCTGCGCGGCCGTGATGGCTTTCGTTCGGATACTTACACGCCGCCATACGTGCAGCCGAAGATGGAAACCACTGCCGATCTGATACTCAAGCGCGCTGCCGGTGATAACCCCTATGCGGCTCGCACTCCGCTTGAACGCGCCGGCAACCAGCTGGGCCAGGATATGGCCGATCTGGATAGCGACATCACCCGTCGCGAGGAGTGGATGTGCGCCCAGGCGCTGACCACCGGGCAGCTCCGGGTAGTTGGCGAGGGCGTTGATGACACCATCGACTTCCTGATGCCGGCTGACCAGAAGATCGTGCTATCCACCAACAAGTGGGGTACGGCAGATGGTGACCCGCTGGGCAACCTGCGTGCCTGGAAACGCAAAATTGCCAAGACCTCCGGCCGCACTGCCAATACCGTGGTGCTGAGTGGCGAGGCCCTGGACGCGTTCTACAACAGCCCGAAAATGCTCGAGCAGCTCAATACCCGCCGTGTTGATATGGGCATCATCAAGCCCGAAGAGCTGCCGGATGGTGTTACCTATATCGGTTACCTGAACGATCCAGGCGTTGACCTTTACGCCTATGACGAATGGTTCCTCGACGAGGCCGGCGATGAGCAACCGATGATCCCGTCCGGTGGCCTGATCATGGGCGCCACCAGCACCCGCAATGCCATGCTCTACGGTGCCATTCAGGATCTGGATGCTATTGAAAGTGGCCTGGTCGAAGCGGCCCGCTTCCCGAAATCCTGGGTCACCCAAGAGCCGAGCGTGCGCTGGCTGAAAATGATCAGCGCGCCGTTGGCTGGCCTGCTGGAGCCTGATGCGTTCGCCTACGCCAAGGTGGTGTGACATGGCCAAGAAAATCCGCACTTACGTGGTAGCTGATGGCTGCATTCAGGAAGGCAGCGTGGTTTTCGTCAAAGGCGAGCTGTATACCCCGCCAACTGCAGCTCTGGAGAAAGAGCTGCTGGTCGCGGGTGTGATTGGCCTGCCAGCAGAGCAAGAGGCAGCCGGCCGGTTACTGTCCGAAGCCGAAGCCGAAGCCGAAGCCGAAGCCGAAGCCAAAGCCAAAGCCAAAGCCCAAGCCCAAGCGGATGCCGAAGCCAAAGCCCAGGCTGATGCCGAAGCCAAGGACCAAGCGGATGCCGAAGCCAAAGCCCAGGCTGATGCCGACGCCAAAGCCAAAGCGGATGCCGAAGCCAAAGCCCAGGCTGATGCCGACGCCAAAGCCCAGACAGATGCCCAGACTGATCTGCTTGGCGCTGGTCAGTAACCGTGTCTTTCGCCTATCTGACGGACGACATGGACGCCGCGATCATGGCCGGCCTCAACGACGGCACCGCCGATTACCTCAACGCCGCCGGCGCCGTTCTGGCCAGCGGCTTGGAGGTCATTCTCGACAAGGATGTCGAGCGCCTGGATGTAGTCAGCGGGATGCTCGATAGGGCGGTGACCATCACCGTCCGCCGCCATCTGCTGCCGCCACTGGACCGCAAGGGCGCCTTGCGACTCGATCCGCAGGATTGGGGCGCAGACGGTAAAACCTGGCACATCGACGGCATTGCCGAAGATGACGGCCACCTGATCACCTTCTATGTGAAGCCCTGACCATGCCTACCGACATGCAATCCGCCATCGTCGCGGAGCTGATCGCGCGCCTGGCTGCCGTGGATTCCTTCGGCGGCCTGGTGTTCGAGGACAGCGTGCTGCGCGTGATCGACTCCGACGACGAAACCCTGCCGGATGACTTCATCGTCATCCAGCCGGGCGCGACCGAGGAGGTTGAGCGCATCGGCCCGGGCGGTGTGCGCGAGCGCATGACCCTCAACATCACGGCCATCACTCGGCGCCGGGATTCTGCCCTGGTGCTGCGTGCTGCGCGGCTGGGCATCAAGGTCGCTTTACCCGGTAGCAAGGGCGGCCTGGTTACCCATGGCATCCAGCTCGTCAGCTTCCAGGCTGAAACCCCCATGCCGCCAGGCGAGGGTCGCCGCTGGGCTGCCCACGTCATGCCGCTGCAGGTCACCTACGTGCAAGCCCTCAAGTGAGGAAACCGCAATGCCAAAGATCACCGTAACCGCACCGTTCAACTTCGCGATCGGCCCGAGCGTAAAGCACTACGCAAAGGGTGAACAGGACGTGCCCCAGGCTGTGGCGGCTCACGCCGCGAAAAATGGCTTTCTCGGTGCGGGAACCCTGACCATCACCAACCTGGCAACAGGGGCGCTCAGCGAACCCATGCCGGTCGAATCACTGACCCTGGACACTAAACGCAAATGAATCCGGCCACCCGCAAGCTGCATGAGGCGCTGATCCGCCTGGCCAAAGGCGCAGTTACCGCCTGGGAAAGCTGGCTCAAAGAGCAAGCCAAACCCGAATAAATCGCCCCACCGGGCACGCTGAACAGACTCGCCGTCAGGCCACTCTGCTCGCCATGCCTCCCCGGACATCATCGAATCCGAGGAGAGCCACATGGCCCAGATTGACCGTTCCTTTGCTGGCGAGGGCATCATCTACGCCCGCGCCTACCAATCCGCCGACCCGTTGCTGGATATCGGCAACTGCGACACCTTCAACCTGTCGTTTGCCACCAACCAGACCAAGCTGCCCAACTACCGTGGCGGCGGCGGTAACCGCAACGTGCGCGAAGTGGTGACCGATGTCACGGCTGCGATCGGCATGTACGACCTCACCGCCGTCAACGTCGCCCGCGTAACCCGCGCCACTATCACTGCGGTAGCGGCGGGTGAGGTCATTGCCGAAGTGCTGGCCTGTGCCGGCGTGGAAGGCGAGTTGATCCCGTTCAAAAACCTGCCAGATCTCAGCGTTGCCCCGGTAATCGTCACCGCCGCCGATGCTGCTCTGGTGGCCGGTACCGACTACCTGCTGAGCCCGCACGGCATCATCGTCACCGGCAGCAGCTCCATCACCATGGCCGGCATCAAGGCCACCTACACCAAGCTGGCGGCCGACGCGCTGCAGCTTCTCAACGGCAGCCAGGTTGAACTGGAGTTCTACATCGCCGGCCTCAACGATGCACAGTCGGGCGAGCCGTTCAGCCTGCGTCCACGCCGCGCCAAGCTGGGCCTGATCAGCCAGCTCAACGTGTTCGGCCAGGAGTACATCAAGCTCGAAGCCAACGCCGAGCTGCTGGCCGACCCGCTGGTGATCAGCAACGACATCTCCAAGTTTTGCGAGATGCAGATGGTCAACAAGTCGGCATGATGCTAGTGGCCAGGGATGGCCTTGCCCGGCGCTCGTGGGATAGAGTCAGGTGGCGAAAATTCTCGGGAGGGATGCCCATGCAATGTCCAAGCTGTAACCATGAAGCCCCAAAAATCGAATTCGGCGACCCTCTTCGGTGCCCTGATTGCGGTGCTTACTATGAAAAAGCTATTGCTCTAAAGAAGCGCAAATCAGAGGCCGTATCAATACCCGCGCCGCTGACTGTGGGCGCCCTTGCGCAAAAAGCAGATTCAGCGCTGCGTTTTGCGGCAGACAAAGTTACCCCTGCCGCCAACAAACGCAAGATGGCTAAGTTCTATTGTCCGGCCTGCGGTTCCGTAAATGACGGTAGGCGGCATGTCCCAGGCTCGATTCTGATAGAGCTGGTTTTATGGATCTGCCTCCTGATTCCGGGGCTCATCTACAGTATTTGGCGTCATGCGGCCTCAACTAAGGCCTGCTCTGTCTGTAAGACAGTTGGACTGATTCCGGTCAACTCCCCGCGGGCTAGGCGCGAATTGGCCCAATAAGTCTTTAGCTTCAACACAAACCCGCCTCGGCGGGTTTTTTTATACCCGGAGAAAAGTGAATGGCCGGCATCAAAGAGCGCCTGATCCAGTTCGTCCTGCGCGGCAAAGACGAGCTATCGCCTGAGGCCAAGAAAAGCGCGGCCGCTCTGGAGTCATTGCGCGAAGAGGCCGAAGGCCTGGGCAAAGTGCTTGATTCGGCCAAGGATGCACGTGGCCTGGCCAAAGGGTTGGAAAGCACCCAGCGTGCCGCCGCGCAGGCTGAGCGATCACTGGTGCAGGCCGACCTGCAGGTTAAAGAACTGCGCGATGCGCTGAACAAGGCCCCCGAGGCCGCCGGCTTGCAGCAGTCCCTGAAGGACGCCGAGCGCGAAGCGCGGCGCATGCAACGGCAACTGGATGCCCTCAATGTCAGCTTGGCCGATCAAGAGAAGGCCGCAAAAGCCGCCGGCATCGATACCAGCAAACTGGCCGACGAAGAAAAGCGCCTGGCTGCAGAGGTCGATAAAGCCAAGACGGCGTTGGCTGGCAACGGTCAGCAGCTCAAGGCACTACAGCGTGACCAGTCCGCCGCCAGCCGCACGGCTGCTGAACACAACTCCCGGATTGCCGCCGGGCGCGAGGTCATGTCGCGGGGTGCCAAGCAGGTGCTGGCCTTCGCTGCCGCCTACATCTCCCTGAATGCCGCCTTCAACTTGGTGCAGCGCGGGCTCAACCTGGTGCGTGACGGCATCTACTCGATGCTCAAGACCGGCGACCAGTTCGAGCTGCTCGACAAGCGCATGACCTCGCTGATGGGCAGCATTGCCGGCGGTGAGCAGGCCACCGCCTGGATCCGTGACTTTGCCAAGAACACCCCGCTGGAAGTGGCGGATGTGACCAACGCCTTCGCGCTGCTCAAGTCTTACGGGCTTGACCCTATGGACGGAGCGCTGCAGGCCGTAGTCGATAAAAACGAACAGCTCGGCGGCGGCATGGAGCGGCTGACGGGTATCTCGTCAGCGCTCGGCCAAGCCTATGCCAAGCAGAAGCTGCAGACCGAGGAGATCCTGCAGCTGGTCGAACGCGGCGTGCCGGTCTGGGGCCTGCTGGAAAAGGTCACCGGCAAGAACGCCGCGCAGCTGAGCAAACTGGCCACCGAAGGCCGGCTGGGTCGCGACGTGATCAAGGCGCTCATCGATGAGATGGGCAAAAGTGCCACGGGTGCTGCCGCCGAGAACATGAGCACCCTGACTGGGCGGGTCAGTAACCTGCGCGACGTGTGGGCTGATTTCCTCGACCGTATCTCCAAGTCCGGCGCCATGGACTACGTCAAGCAGAAGCTTGGCGAAGTGGCTGCCAAGATCGACGAGATGGACAAGGATGGCCGGCTCGACAAGCTGGCGCAGTCGCTGTCTGACACATTCGTCAACGGCGCCGAATCCATCGAGAAGTACATCGAGAAGCTCGGCGAAATCGATCTCAACGACCTGGCCGAGAAAGCCAGCGAGATGGCCAATAAGGTCGGCCCGGCAATTGACCAGGCACTGACCGCGGGGCAGTACGTCACCGGCACGCTGACCACTGTGTGGAATGCATTCTCCATTGTTGTCACCAGCTCTGCGGCAACGCTGGCAAAAGGGGTGCAGCTAACCCTTGGCAATGTACTGCTGGCCGGCGGGCAGATCGCCGGATTCTTCGGTGGCGACAAGATCAAGGCTGAAGCCGAGGCCCTGTACACGGCTCTCGGTGACCTAAGCAGCGGTTATGTGGACCAGGCCAAGACTGACCTAGATCAGATCGGCAGCGCTTGGGACTTCCTCGACGAGAAGAAGGCTGGTAGCACTAAGAAGCAAACCGCCGCCGAGGCTGAGAAAACCGCTGCGGTTAAGAGCGAACTTGAGCAGCAGCGCATGCTCAACCAGGCGCACGCTGATCAGCTGGTCGCTGACCAGCAGCGCATAGTCGACGCCGCCGCCAGCGGCAAAACCGCTATCACCGACATGGCTAACGCGGTCAACCTGATCGGCGACGCCAAATCGCTGCAGCAGGTCGAAGGCCTGCGCGGCGCGCTGCTCAAGGCCTACCAGGACGGCAGGCTCAGCCTGGAGCAATACCAGCAGGCGACCGCATTGCTGGGCGACAAGCTCAAGGTGCTCGGCACGGCGGCGGGTGGCGCGGCAGATCTAGTCTCCGACCTGGACGAAAAGCTCGGCGACCTCGCCCAGGTGCAGGCCGCTATCAGCAATGCCAAAACTGATGTCGACATCAATGCCATCCGCACGGCCTTGCGCAAGCTTTACGGTGACGGCGAGATCACCGCCAAGCAGTACAACGAGGAGCTGAAGAAAACCAGCGAGCGGCAAAAGGAACTCAAGGGCGCGATCGACGAAAGCAAAAAAGCCCAGGACGAAAAGAACGACTCCGACAAAGAGGCGATCAAGACCAGCGAACAGCTGCGCCGCATCTCCGGCAAGCGCATGGAAGAAGAGCGCCGCGCATCCGGCGACGCCATGGAGCGCACCCGCAAGGACGGCGACGACACCAAGCGCGACATGTCCGCGTTCTCCGATTTCTTCGGAGGTGTCATCACCCGCGCCCGTGAGCCGCTCGCGGCCCTCAGCGCGGCAGCCTTGGCGGCTTACGACAAACTGCGTGGCGTGACCACCGTCGATCTGTCGATGGACACCAGCGGCCTGGACGCCACCACCAAGTCGCTTGAGCGTGCCCGCGAGGAACTGGAAAAACTGCAGGCCCAGGCCAACACCGTCGGCATGAGTGGCTTTGGCCGCTGGATGACGCAAAGCCAGGTGCAAAGCCAGCAGGTCCAGGTGCAATACCTGGCCCAAAAAGCCAGCCTGCAACGCCTGATGGAAGGCTACGAAGACGGCAGCATTACCCTCGAACAGTTCGTGCGTCGTGCCGGCAGTGCCAGCGGCAGCCTGAACCTGCTCGACCAGGCCGACCTGAGCGGCCTGGAAAGCGCGCTGGAGTCCGCCACGCAGCGCATGGAGCAGCTCGGCGACTCGGCCCTCGGCACCTTGCAGAGCCTGCAAATGGAGTTGCTGCAAGTGCAGGGCACCCAGGAGGAGATCGAGGCCGCGCGCTTTGCCAGCCGCCGCGACGAACTACGCGCCCAGCAGGCCCAGGCGCAGGGTGCCGGCGACACCGCTGCGGCCAGCAACCTGCGCAAGGCCTTGCAAACGCTGGACGATATTGAGGCCGCCACCGCCAACAAGCGCATGCAGGACGCCCAGCAAAAACGCACAGAGGAAGCCGCCAAGGCTGCCCCCGTGCAAGCGCAGCAGCCTGCAAAAATCATCCGCCTGGAAACAGCGCGGGGCCAGGCCGTGAACGTGGCGCTGCAAAGCGATCGCGACGAAACCAACCTGCTCAGCATCCTCGAAGATGCCGGGCTGAGGAGTCTGTAAATGGCCATGATGCTCGACAGCATCCAGCTGGACGAACACTACGACCTGGCCGGCGATCAGCTCGAATGGACCGATGAATTCGACTGGGATGCCGTGGCGCAAGAGCAGGAGCGCTCGCTGGCCGGCAACATGATTGTGCAGGAGGGCGTCAAGATCCACGGTCGCCCCATCACCCTGAGCAGCAACGGCGCCGCCTGGTTTGAACTGGCGATGGTGCGGCAGCTGGAGATCTTGCGTGATCAGCCCGGCCGCGTCATGCCGCTGGTGTTGCCTGATGGGCGCGAGTTTCACGTCATCTTCAACCGCATCAATGGCGCCGCGCTGGAGGCCCGGCCGCTCTGGCGGCAGGTAAACCCCGGCGCCGATGCGCTGTACGAGCTGACCCTGCGCCTGCTCACCGTCGCACCGCCCGTAACGCCCGACCCATAACCCGCACCCCATCCCCGAACCCGCCCAGTGCGGGTTTTTTAATGCCCGGAGATTGGCATGACCATCAACGTCCTCGACGTAAAACTGCTCAAAGCCCAGCGCCTCACAGACGAAGACGACGGCGGCGGGCGCGCCACCGGCCAAGCCGTGGAAGACGGGCAAGAAAACAACCTGTTCCCGGACATCTCCCGGCTCGATCGCACCCTCGGGCGCATCGCCCTGCGCAAGGCCTATGCCGGCGTGGTCGCGGAAAACGCCGATGCCTACCTCGGTGCCCACGCCATCCTCACCCAGGGGCCGAGCGACCCGCGCGTGAGCGTGGTGCTGTTCAACACCGGCAGCCAGACCGACGAACGCCTGGCCGCCCGCAACAGCATCGAGAACTACGTGGTGCCCGGCACCGCGGCGCAGTTCGAGCTGCTCGGCAACCAGCTCAGCGGCCAGCGTGCGCTCACCTGCGTGCAGCGCGAGGAGCACCGCGTGCCGGAGATTGGCGAGGTCTACCAGTTGGTCAGCGGCAGCAACAACCAGTACGTGCGCATTACCAAGGTTGAAGCTGTCGTCGAGAACTTCATCTACGAGTACTCCGGCGGCAGCTACCTGACCCTGCCGCGCCGCCGGCTCAACCTCGGCATCAGTGCGGCGCTGCTGCAAACCTACCCGGGCGGCTCGGTAACGCCGGGCGGCACCAGTTCTGCCAACGGTGCCGGCCAGGCTAAGGCCAATGTCATTGCTACCCAGGTGGCCGATGCGGCGCGCTACTTCGGCATCAGCCCGCTTGCTGCCGCCGTGGCCCAGGGCGACCTGAGCGTCCGGGTGGCGTCGGTGTATGCCTCCCTGGTGCCGAGCAACACCAAGGAAACCCCGCTGATCGACCAGCTCGGCGGTTACAGCCGCCGGCAGATGATCGCCGCCGGTGCAGCCCGTTCGCCAGCCCTGACCTTTGCCTCGGTGACAGCCGGGCAGTCGCGCAGCTTCCTCGGTACCGGGGCACTGCCGGGCAGCATCAGCCTCAACATCAGCGCCGGTGTGTATGTGGACGATGGTACGGGCGAGTTCCGCCCGGTCAGTGGCAGTGCCAGCTTCAGCAAGATCACCGTGGACTACCAGACCGGCCAGATCGACGCCTACCGTTCCACCGCCTTCACCGGCGCGGCCAGCGTCACTTACACCCCGGCCACCGGCGTGAGTGGCCCCACCGTTACCGGCGAGATCGTGATCGACCTGGCCAACCGCGGCTTTGCCTACACCCTGGCCCTGGCGCTGGCCAAGCCCAAGCCGGGCACGCTGAGCATCAGCTACATGGCGCTGGGCAAGTGGCAGGAGATCCGCGACCCCGGCAACGGCGAGTTGACGGGCGAGGGCAGCGGCACCATCGCCTTCGGTACTGGCAGCGTGTCGTTCACCCTCAATGCCCTGCCGGATGTGGGCAGCGCGCTGATCTACAGCTACGTGTCGCAGAACGATGCCGAATTTACCCAGCGCACCGGCGCGGGCGTGCTGGCCAAGGCGCGCATCCGCCACCGCTTGCCGCACGACGGCATCCAGCCGGGCAGCCTCACGGCAACCTACCTGGTTGCCGGGGTCAGCAAAACCATTACTGACACCGGCAACGGCACGCTAACCGGCCAGGCCATCGGCATCATCATTTACGCCACTGGCGAACTGGACATGGAGCTGGCCAGCACGCCGGATGCCGGCAGCGCCATTCAGTACAGCTACCAGCAGGGCGCGATCGGCGACACCGTACTCAGCCCCTCGCCGGACGGCGCGGGCACCGTAAACGGCACCATCCCCGGCGCGCCGTTGCAGCCCGGCTCGGTGCAGGCCAACTGGTCGGTGGTACGCAAGCGGGTCGTGCCCTCGGTGAAAAACCAGACCAGCTATGACTCGACCTACACCCTCGAGAAAACCGCGCGCGACGATGGAGCGGGCGGCTGGGTCGGCTACGTCGGCAGCATCAACTACAGCACCGGGGTGTTCACCCTGCGCGTGCGCGGCGGCTACGAATACGTCGAGTACACCTACCAAAACGCCAGCCGTCTCGACGGTTGGAGTCTCTCGCTCTAGGGGGCACTATGTCCGATATCAAACTGATCAGCACCGCGACCACCCTGCAGGAGCAGTTCGGCGGCACCCTGGTGGTGCGCGCCCAGCCGGCCGGTACCAGCTACGGCCCGCAAACCGACAGCCAGGCAGCACCCGAACTGACCTTCGACCTGCTGCCCGCTGTCGAGGAACCCATCCTGCCCGGCTCGCTCATCCTCAATTGGGGCGGCGAAACCTACGTCGACCGCGACGGCGTGCTCTACAAGAACATCAGCAGCCAGACCAACGCCGGGGTGGCGGTCGGCACCGTCGACTATGCAGCCGGCGAAGCGCGGCTCAGCAGCTACCCGGCCGGCGCCAGTGCCAGCATCAGCCTGCAGGGCTGCCTGACCACCAACGCGGGCTTCGCCATTACCGGCGCCACCTGGCGCACGCCTGGCGCGCCGCTGCGCCCGGCCAGCCTGCAGCTCACCGTGGTGCGGGCCGACACCGCCGCCGTGGTGGTGGCCATCGCCGACAACAACGGCAACTTCAATGGCCCGGTGGTGTATGGCACGGTCGATATCGCCACCGGCATCATCCGCCTGCGCTTCACCAGCAACCCAGCCGACACCAGCGGCAACAGCGAGATCCCGGTGATCCCGCTGCTGCTGCGCTACAACACCGTGCTCTACACCAGCCTGCCGCTGAATGCCGCCCTGATTGGCCTCGACCCGGTGCGCCTGCCGGCCGATGGCCGCGTGCCGATCTACCGCGAGGGCGAAGTGCTTGTCATCCACCACACCGCCGAGACCAACATCGGCACGCCAGCGGCTGCCCAGGTGGTGACCCTAGCGCGCGACCACCAGGCCGACATCGAAGTGCTGGATGCCAACGGCGTGGCGCTCGACCCGCAGGTATACACCGTCAACAAGCTGCTCGGCCGGGTGACCTTTGCCGATCCACTGGTGCTCAACGATGCCGAGGGCGTGCCGCTGGTACCGCCGCTGAAGGTGCGCGACCGCGTGGAACATATGACGGTGTGCACCGAAGTGCAGATCAGCGGCCAGCTAGGCATCAACAGCCCGCTGCCGTGGGATCTGCAGAGCGGCGTGACCCAAGTCAGCAGCGCGGTGACCTGGGGTGACCTGCAGGCGCGGCTGTACAGATGGTTCGCGCAAAAGACATGGAACAGCGGCAGCCCGAACTGGAGCGACAACCTGATCGGCGACGGCACCACCGCGCAGTACGACCAGCTCAACTACCCGCCGATTGTCACCAACAAGGGCAGCATCGCTGGCAAGTGGGCGCTGGTGTTCACCAGCAGCAGCGCCTATCAGATCGTCGAGCAGCAGCTCGGCATCATCGCCACCGGCAGCATCGGCACCGATTGCGCGCCGATCAACCCGGCCAACAGCACGCCCTACTTCACCATCGCCGCAGGCGGTTGGGGTAGCGGCTGGGCGGCGGGTAATGCGATTCGCTTCAACACCGACAGTTGTCTAGGGCCGCTGTGGATCTGCCGTACCGTGCTGGCGGGGCAGGGCACGGTTGAGGACGACACCTTTCAGATTCAGGTTAGAGGGGATGCAGACTGATGGCGCTTAATGGTAGCGGGACAGAGGTTGACCCGTGGTTGATCACGACTGCGGCAGACATGGGGGTTGCCATCCGGAGTCCTGCGATTTCTGGTTTCTATCGGATGACAGGGGATATTTCAATCACTACTCAGGCCACCGGCCTAAGCGCCGCAAATGCTGCGGGCTATCTACCTAAAGTTATCGATGGTGACGGCTTCACACTCTTCGGCACTATTACAGCCAACGCTGTAATTTTTGCAGGAATCCATTTTCGCCACATCGCTTTGAAAATAGGAGTGTTCGGCTCAGGTACCCGGTATCTGGGCTACAACATGTTTGCTACGGACGTGGCGCTCTATCTACAAGCATACAACTCGGGGCCGTTTTACCTGAATGCCTTTACGGGCTCTGCCACCAGCCTGTTGAATATGGAGTTTCGTAGAGTGGTACTGCTGCTGCGCGATTCTCCGACGGCACCTTTGCCAACTGACTGGATATGGCCAGGTGGCACAACCCCGCGTATTAGTTGTTATACCTACCGGCCAAGTTCCAATAATACAGGATTCACTCACCTGCCCCAGGCGCCATCAGTAGAGCAGATTGACCTGCTCACTGACTTTGCGTTCAGCGATGCCGGGTGGTGGCAATCTGGAGTTGAGCCGCTGCCTGCTCAAGCCGAGCCCCTTGCGCTGACGCTGCAAACCATTGCCAGCGGCGTTAGCGTGAGTCGCCGGTTGTGGGTAGAGAATGAGCGATACACCCGCTATATAGGCGACAGCGATGTGGACGGGCTGGCGCAGTACAGCGTGCGCATCCGCAAGTGGAGCAGCTTCACCGTGTACGCCTCGGAGGATTTCGCGGCGGATGAGTTACGAGCAGACAAAGCCATCACCTCGGGGAGCTGGTACTTGCCTCCGACGAATAACGGTTATGTCTATCAGGCCGGATCGGCTGGTCGGGTGACCAGTATCACTGGCGTGGTTTTCAACGACCAGGCGGTGAACATAGACGGTGTGATTTTCACTCCTCGCCCGGTCTATACAGCCGCGCTGTCCGCGCGCTCATCGGTGCTGCGTGGTGGGGCAGCACAGACCATCGTGCTGGATAACGCGGGTGGCGGCGGGGGTGGGCCTGTACTTGAGGGTGACCCTGCCTACCTGGATGGCGTGGTTGAGGAGATCCATCCGATGCTTGGCACGGTGCGCGCCCTGGCCAACGCCGAGGTGCTGGCCTTCGAGCGGCGTGGTGCTGAGTACGTACCCATGGGCAGTGCCTACTCCAACGCGGGCGGCGAGGTCCGGGTCAATACCGAGGTCTACGGTGGCGGCGATATCTTCGCCTTCGCTGCCGACTTCCCTGGCGTGCTTTGGCAGGCCGGTAT